AACAAGGTAGTCACCCCACGGCGCTCCATCAAGCGCCCCAGCCCTGAGCAGCACATGGGAATCCATGCACATAACGAACTCACCCTTTGCCAGGTCGAATAAACGATTTCGCGGCGCCGCGGTTCCGTGTATGTCCGTATATTTTTCATAGCGAACAACGCTGTTTCCCTTTTCCCTGCAAAACTTTTCGAGTTGTGTGTCTCCAAAGTTATCTACGACGATAATTTCGCAATCCTTAAGGTTGTGGTGAGTGCGCAGGGATTGAACAGTGAAATACACTTCGTTGAAGTTGTTGTAACTCGGCATTCCGATGGTCCACTTCATAAGTCCTCAAAATGAATATGCGAGATCAACAACCAGATTAGGAACGGCGCGCAAATCGGAGATAAGTTTCGTATCAACTTCTTCGGGGAGTCCGATTTTATGCCAATGCCGCATAAGAAACAGGCGCTTGATGTATTGAATGGTCCCATTTGCAAGCATTTTATTGAAAAGGGCATACTCAGCGCCCTCGATGTTCGATTTAACGATGATGTTGTCGTTCAGTTGAAAATTCCTTTTAAGCCATTCACAGAAATCAATACAATCAACGGTAACGGGGTGTTCTTTGTCGAGGTTGCCGGTGGTTTTTTCCTTGCAGAAAGATGCTCCCTGCACGCGCTGGTCTTTGTTGACGTAGAACTCTAGTTTACCGTCGAAAATCCATGCCGCTTCCCGGTGGACGTTTACAAACGGCGGGTACGCCTTGAAAATAGCCGGAGAAATCACCGGATTGCATTCAAATGCATGCAGTACAAAGTCAGGTGAATAGAGCTTCGAGGCGATAAACTTGCGCGTTATCGCCCCGAAGTGAGAACCAAGATCGATGAAAACGTTCACTTATGCTCCCTCGGTCGTTAATTCGTTGTCCGAGATAACGGCTTCGAGCACATCAATCCGCTCCTCGTGGTCTGCGTAGTTCTCTTCGAGCGTTGTAATGCGCTCCTCTGCCGCATCGAGTTCCGCATCTGTCACGGCAGCATTAGCCACCGCTTCGGTTGCGGTCAATCTGGAGGCATGACTTGCCGAGGCTGTTTCAAGGTCTTCCACGCGCTCGGTGACGGTATCCGCGATGCGCGCCGTCACATCCTTGAGATAGCCTCTCCGGCAGAGGTTTGATCCTGACGCTTCGTCCATAGAAATTTTGTCACCGACTCGCATCTTTGCCCCGCTCGCCGGATCGGTGAACGCAATGAGAACCTGATAATCCAGAGGACCCTTTGAGAGCCTTTCGCTGTCCTGCATGTTCCCTCCTTTGGGAAAGAGAGCGGGGGAATTAAATCCCCCGCCTCAATTTTGAGGGTTTATGCCGATTCCGATGCTCCGACGTACTGCGTCGGGGTGTACCGTTCGTCGCCGCGGATGAGCGTTGCGCTGCAAACAACCGTTGCAGCGGGCGAGCTGATGTTCAGTGCCACATGATCGAAGCCGTTTGCGATGTCCAGGTCCGAAGCGTCTACCTCAACGAACATATCGGCCCTGAGCGTCGAGGGTGTGATAGTCCCGCCCACAATCGTTCCGATGGTGATGTATGCATCGCCAGGCTCGATTGCAGTGAGAACTACAGTATCCGTCGCCAGGGTTGCCAGAACGCCCGGCACCCCATACGTGGCATCGTTTATACACGCGCAAAGCGATGTAGCGTCAGCTGCGTCATTGCCATCCGCCTTCCACTGGCGCGTGGCAAGAACCTCGGAGGTTCCGCCGGTGAAGGTGAGACCGTTGATGATGATGCTGTCCGTAGCCACACACGAGCGCGTGGTAAGGAGCACGCTTTTGGCCTTCATATTCGCGGTGAAAGTGGCGATTGCCTTTGTAATCACTTTGGCGCTTCCGGCAAGGGCGTCCGTTGCCTGGTAAAGCTGGGCGACAATGGTTTTTGTCGCAGCGATGACCGCAATCTCGATGCAGAAAAGGGCCTTGCGGAAATTGTCCATCCGGTAATAGGCTCCGGTGACATTCGTGGACACGATGGATGTCGGAGTGACGCCGACATCGATTTTGAGGTTGTCCGAGAGTCTGTTCATGCTTTCCTTCTTTCTTTTTAAAAGAGCCGGAATGACGCCGGCCAAGTTTTTGGTTTCGTTAACTTACGCAATATCCTTTCGCGTCCGCTTACTTCAGCACGACGAACGGAGAAACGGTGGTCGTGCCGTTGCGCTGTGTGATCGGTGACGTGAGCATCGGCTGGCCGTCCACATTCCAGAAGGCATAGATGCGGCTTACGCCGTTTACCTTCTGGGAATAAGGATCGATGAAAATTGCCAGCGGCGAACCGTCCTTGATGAAGTAGAAATTCAGATCGAGGAGCGCAAGGTCGCCTTCGGTTCCGAGTGCCGGGTTAAGATCGTTGATGAGCACGGGGAATCCGCAGAGCGTTCCGCCAGGACTCATGGCCACATTCGGCATCCAGAGGGCATTGCCGTTCGTATCTTCGAGGCTCATAATCTGGGGAAGGCATGACTGATTGGCGACCCAGACAGGAGAACCGCCAAACATGAAGGCGCCGAACATGCTCTTGATGTCGGCCCATTTCACGCTTGTTACGGTGTTGCGGGAAACAGTCTTTGCGCTGGCATGCTTTACGATACCGAGAGGCTTGGAAACGCCTGCGCCGGTATAAAAGGCATCCTCTTCCGCTCCGATGATGGCCGCGCGCAGGAGTTGCTGCACAAACGCACCAGCGGCCGGAGCATTTGCAAGCAGCTTGTCCGAAACGTCGATGTATGCCGAAACCTCTTTGGGTTCGAGTTTGATGTTTTTGAGAACAGGGTCGCCGCCATCCTGCCGAGTTCCGCCCTCGCCGATCCACTTCACGGCAACGCCGGAATAGACACCCTTGCTCCCGCTCTGGTCAAGGGTGAGCATGTTGTAGCCGGCATCCGGCGAGGTTCCGCCCGGAATGACCGTGCAGCGGGGCCGGAAAATCGCCTGCTGGGGATTGACCTGACGGATTGCTGTGTCAAATGTCTCGGGAACGAGAAAGCCGGCGCTTGGACCATTGCCCATGGTAACATCGCGCCGCTCACCGTTACCGACTTGGCGCGTCTTCAGCCTAGTGGAGCCGGAATTGAACCGGACTTCCTGTAAGAGCTCTCCGAACGATTTGATTTCATCCCGGGCTTGTTCTTGGAATTGTCCTGAAGCGGTTCCGGCTTCTACAGCCAAAAGGCGCTCCTCGCGCTCGATCTCCGTGCTGCGGTTTGCAAGATCGGCCTCCCACCCTGTGTACTGCGTGTTTTCCGCGTCCGTGAATTTCTTGTCGGCGCGTGTTTCGACCTGATCCACAAGGCCGCGCATCTGTGTAATGAGGGCGGTGCGTTCCCTTTTGAGCTTCTGTACGTCTTTCGGCATGTTTAGCCCCTTTCTTGGAGGTTGAGTTTTCGTCTTTTTATGAGCAACGCATTGGCATTTTCAGCCTGCGTTTTTTCCGATTGGATTTTTCTCGCCTCGGATAACTCTGCGAAATCATCTTCCACCGAGCGAATTCCCACCTTTGTTTGCGGGTATGCCGGGAAGGGTGTGGGAGATATTTCTTTCAGGTCAACTTCAATGAGGGTGCGGAGAACGTTTTTCGGGTCCGATTCGTCCCATTCCTGTTTCCTGACATTGAACCCAAACGACATTCCATCAACATCGCCACGGGAAACAGAAACTCCAGCGTCTCTTCCAGCTTGCGTATCCGGGAGGTCTATTTCAAAGCGAAGCCCCTTCTCGTCCTCGGAAACGCGCATGGTTCCGGCCTTTGTGCTGCCGAGAACTAAATCGCTGTTATGATTCCACAGCGCGCGGATGTTATTTTCCTTGAGCGCCTGGCCGAACGCACCTTTCCGAACCTGCTCCCGGAATGAGCCATAAATCGGGAGTGATTTTTTCTCCCATAAAACAGCATATCCGGCGAGCGTTTGCTTTCCGTCCGTTGTCTTTCTTAATTCAAGGCCCGATACTTCAAACAATGCACGAGTAATTAACGGCATTTTATTTTCCTCCTTGTGGAGCTGCGGGGTCTTCTACCGTCTGCTCCTTCGGTTTTTTTATCGGTTTTGGCTTTTGCCCAGCCTGTCTTGCATCCACCATATTCATCGGAACCAGATAGATGTCACCCTGAGTACCAGGAAGCGGATTTTGGTTTTCGATTTCACGGACATCGTTTGGAGATAACCAGCCCCATTGTCGCCCCGTGGCATAAGAAAGAAACCTCTCCTGTTGTTTTCCGCGCAGCAGCCCTTCAATAAGAAATTCCGCGAAATATTCATCGGTGTCTGAGAGCAGACGACGGTTGATTTCCTGTTCCCACTGCACGAGGTAGGGCCGGAGAGTAAAGGCGATGAATCCGAGGTTTAATTCCTCAATTCCGCTTCCCCAGGATGTTGTCCCGGAAACTTCTTGCAGCATGTGGAGCGGCACGTTGTAAATGCGGGCAATTTCTGAAATGTCAAATTTGCATGTTTCGAGGTATTGCGCATCCTGCGGGGGGAGGCCCACGCGCTCAAACTTCACACCCTCTTCGAGAAGCATGAGGCGTTCTGTCCCGCCGAGACCCTGGTATTTCCCAAACTTCTTCCGAATACTTTCCTCAGTGTCTTCTTTCTGGAATTTCAGGCCCGACAGAATGCCTGGGGGATTGACGCCTGTTCCAAAAGTGGCGGCCCCGAATTCCTTCACCGCAATGGCCTTGCCTATGGTTTCCCGGTGCTGTCCGATAGGGGAAATCCAGCGGTCACGGGAGGTGCTGAGGGCCGGAAGAACGAGGGTTTGGAAGGGCCAAAGCATTTTCGTTTGGCCATCAACTGTTACCTCGTAGACGAGTTCTTTTTTCTCCGTCCGTTTCGGCGATACGCACCAGGGTGGTATGGGCCACAGGGCAACCGGGAAGCCCTTTGCATCGAATTCAATTTCCGAAATCCCGGCACCCCATAGGTTCTGGTGTACACTTGTCAGTGCGCGCCACTCAAATGAGGTTTGTTCTCTGTTGGAGGAATCGTGGAGAAGTTTATAAATCGGTTTATCGGTGGCGCGTTCTTTCCCGCGCGGTTTTAAACTCCTGTATGTGTGGAGCGGCAGACTGGCGAGTGTCCATGCGATGATCTTAACACAGGCATATACCGAAGTCACTCCTAGTGCATTTGACTCTCGGACATCGACGCCGGACTTGGTAGGCCCACCCGAAAACATCTTTACAAGTTCAAGGGGAGGGTTTTTGATGCCGCCGAACCATATATCGTTGCGTTTTTCCTCGATCATGTCGGTGAAAAAACCCATTATTTGGCAACCTTCCGGCCGGGAATTGTCACCCAGGACATGATAAGGCCGCCGACAATCCATGCCATTGCGGGATAAATCTGATAAACACCGTAGCAAATAGCGGCAATTGATGCAAGAATGAGAACTTCGCGGGCGATTGATTTGAGGATTTTTAATCGTTCGTTCATAAAAAATGGCCGTTGCGAGGGTTACGGCCCCGTAACAGCCATTTACCACTTAACCAAGGAGGCGTATGTTTTCCGCCGCTTTAAATATACCGCTATATAAAGTATTGAGTCAGGGGGTGTGTGCCGAAATGTTGTATTTTCCCTATGAAATTACGAGCGGATTTTGATTATTTTGAGGGCTTCATCTTGAGGGATGTACCAGCGGCCAAGTACTTTTTTTGCAGTAAGCGCCCCGCGCTCGATCATGCTTCTAATCGTGCGCGGGGATTCTTCGGTCATGCCGCGAACCTGACGAATCGTATAGCAATGACTGCATGCCCGAATAACGCCGCTGGAAGGGAGCTTGCATTCGCGCCGCAATCGGCGGACGTGTTCCGGGTGCATATGTAAAATGCGGGAGATTTCTGGGACAGAGATCATGCGAAAAATATCCTTGCCTGCGTGGTTGTCGGAGCCACCATGGCCCGGACGTGGGCGTTGACAATGGCCGTCAACGGGTCAATTTTCTCCTTCGATTTCTCCTTGTCCAGCTTGATATTCCCGTTATGGTCAACCCGCACCACGGCATTCAGCACCGCGAAATTGAGCAGTGGGTTGTCCTCATGCACCAGCCGCCGGGCCTTCACCAGAACCCGCAAGTCCTTCGTAGGCTCCGAAAGCGTCTGCGTCCCCTGCCGTACCTCAATCACCTTCTCCTCGCCGTAGTCCTCCACGAAATCGGCCAAAATCTGCGAGGCGTTCCACGGATCGAACCCGATTGACTTCACTTCCCACCCGAATTTTTTAATGTCCTCGTCCACGCACTTTTTAACAAACCGGTAATCCACCGCGGCGCCCTCGGTAATCGTGAGCCACCCCTGGTCCACCCACAACTGCCACGGGATTTTCTTGTTATTCTTCATCTTTTCTTCAAGGGTCTGCTGCGGGATGAAAGACCTCGACCGTACATAGTATTTATCCTCAATGATAAACTCATACCCGATGGAAGTAAGGTCGTCTTTTTGCGATAAGTCCCCCCCAATATTGACCGCCAGCCCGTTCAAATCCGGGAACTTCCCTGCGCATACTTTCCATTTCGCCATGTCCATGTATGCAAATTCCCGCTGGTTCACCCAGATATTCATGTGCTTTGTAAGGAAATTACGCATCTTTTCGGGCGCTTCGGTCGCCTCCTGGAGCTTCTTTCGGATGTATTCCCGCCCCTCCGGGTAACTGCATGCAATCGGGTTCGCCTTCTCCCAGACCTTTTCATTGTTGATATCGTCTATCAGTTCCCCCGGCGCCACCTTCTTCTCACCAATGAAGATGTCCTCGCTCGTGTCGTTGGTGTCCAGCTCGTTAATCATCACGAAATAGCTGTTTAATTCCACCCCGGAGGCCGGATTGAGGATCTTGCTCACAAGGTCGTATTCCACGCGATAGCAGGGGTTGTTGAGGTCGAAGCCGGCTGTGGTGATAATCATAAGCAACGGCTGGGATCGCGCGCCCATGCCGCTGTCCACGATGTCGTAGATTAAACTGTCCTCATGCGCGTGGTATTCGTCGATAATGCCACATTGCGGGTTGAGACCGTCGCCCGTCTTACGGTCCTCCTCGGACAGGCACCGCATGACCGAGCCCGTGCGGACGTGGGTAATCCGGCCATAGGCAACCCGGTACTTCGGCTCCATCTCCTTGCACCCCTTGAGCATGGCCACGGCCTCGTCGTACACGATTTTGGCCTGTTCCGTCTTTGTAGCTGCGCAATAAACCTCGTTTGCCTCGTCCTTGTTGAACGCCATGGTCTCATAGGTTCCCACGCACCCCAGAGATTGAGATTTCGCGTTCTTGCGCGCCACCTGCCAGTACCCTTTATTGAACCGGCGATACCCGGTGCCCTTGTGGGCCCAGCCGTATATGTTGCCGAAGACGAATTTTTGGATGATATGGGGCTCGATCTGCTTTCCCTTGAGCACGCCCTTCCGGTGCTTGAAAAGCCGCATCCAGGCAAAGAACCGTTCCGCCCGCGCATCGTCGAAGATATAGGGGAAGTCCGCGGTTCCCTGGCGCTCCATGTCGCGCAGAAATCTTAGACATGCCCATTTATGCTTGGTGCATGCTATTATTTTTTCATCAATAACATCCTTGCAATACGCTTTAAGTTCAATCAGAAGGGATGTTTTATTTGTTTCTTTTGTATTTTCCATATATCCCCTTATTCCAAATCTGCTTTCATATATCACCAAACCCTGCTTTCTGTAAAGGATCGGCTTGTTCTGCCGGTTTCTTTTTTCCCATGTTTCGTATTTTCGCAATCGGATTGAGATATAAAAGGTTCTGCAATTTAATAAGCATCTCCCTGTTTTTCAGCAGCGGGGTATTGTATTTGTTTTTTGTCTTCGCAGTCTTCGCCTTCGCCCGCTGCTCGATCATGTACTTTTGCTCTGAAAAGGTGACACAATATTGAGCGATGGCGTCAATATCCGAAGATGTCACCAGCTCCTTTGTCGGCGCGTCCCGGTAGAGTTGCAAGAGCTCATTCCATTTCGCCAGTGCCACCGCATCGGCGCGCACGTAATCCGGCGCTTTAAAAACATCATCACCAATTTTAATTTCTGCCGCCTCGCGCTCCTTGATTTGCTGTTTTGTCAAGTGCGTTTTGCCTTCAAACTTCAACAAGCCCAGCGGTTTCGGTTTTCTTCCCCTCATTTTTACATCAACTCCTTAAATTTGGTCAAATTCCCCAACTCCTTAAATTTGGTCAAATTCCCCATTTTGAAGGTTATTAAAAGGAACTTTTTTTGCGGACGTGAGATCGGAAGAGC